CAGCTTCTTTCAGATTCCACCTCACGATGGACACCCTTGCTATTGGCTATACGATTCCCGCTATTAGGGCTCGTTAGGGACTTGCACCCATTAGAATAAGCTCATGCCGAGCATACAAGAAGAAGGGTGAGTCGAAAGATTCACCCTTTTCTTATGTTATATCATCAGGAGTCATTTCATCAATTCTGTCTCTCTACATTTTAATAATATCAAGCCGTTCCTGTAAGTATCTTAAAAATACCCTAAGACTTTTCTAGCTGAGTATTAATATAACATAAACAGATGCTTATAATGCCACACCGTTAATACTACGGTTTATATCTTCATACCCAGTATCGCCTCTATCGGGACCATCTTCATTCATACCACAGCAGCTTCCAATAGTGACCAACACAATTACTATGAGAATAACCCATTCTTCTGTTTTCATAACTATCTATTAATAATCATCATAATCAGCTTCCGATTCTGCATCTGAAGCAGCATCGTAAGCATCACTAAAACTTCCATCGTCTAGTGCAGCTTGAACGTCTTCCGCATAAGATCTTGCATTGTCTAACTTTTCTTGCAATTCATCTATATACTCAGACTGCTCGCTGATTTCTTTCCTTAGAATCATAATTGTATCGTTTTTAGATTCTATCTCCTCTTGCATATCTTTCTTTGATGGTCCACAAGATAGGAGAAACATACAAAATATTAATGGCAAGTATCTCATATTTGTTTCTTTTTATAACATAATTTGCAAGCTTTTCGATTGTCCTTCTTAGCTTGCGCTAAACTAATTTCTTTAATTTCTCCAGTGCAGTGTCGAAGACCTCTACAGATTTTTGTCTTATGATAAGCATAGGCATTTGGTCCTGTGCAGATATAGACATGTTTAGAAGAAATGCTAGGACATAGGAAGAGTAAAGATATAATGATAACTTTCATATTTATTCAAATATTCTATCATACCATTCACAGACATCTTCACGTATCTCTTCGTAGTTAGCGCATAGTATATTTGCAAGTCTCAGTCTAGAACGTTTATCCTTATATTTATTAACCGTTAGATAGCCATAAAATTTTCCACTCTTATCTACAATAACAGGTGGATATGAAGCATATTCATTCCATGGCGAATACTGGCTGTACTCGCTACCATATTCACCATATTCATTCCATATTGACTTAGAGCTATACGAGCTTCCATAAGTTCCATATTCATTCCATATCGAACTATTATCAAAAGGATCAGTATTTAAACTTCCCAAATAAACGTTATGCCCTTCACCTCCATAAATATGAAGAACTTGCGCATTAACAAACAATGCGACAAAAAGAAGCAAAATTGATGTTATAAACTTTTTCATATTCTAAAAACTATTAAACGTTATTTTCCTACAAAAGTACGAAAAAATCAGATAGGTTGTACCGGCAAAAGCTTACTTTATTCCTAGTTTAGAATTTTGCTAAATAATTGAGCATCATCTTACTCATTATAAATCCTTGAAAAACAGTTACCTAACCCATAAAAACTTTATTTTGAGCATAGTTAGGCAGAGCATCATCTTCTTCGTAACTTTGCACCAAGTTCAATAGTGAACGAAACGAATAAACTATTTCATTATGTCAGAATCTAAGACATACATCTTTGGTGAAAACCAAAACGGAGGTTCAAACGGTATGCTTGGGCTTCTTGCTCCTCTGCTTCAGAAGCAGGGTGTAGATCCAAATGTGCTTCTCGCTATGAAGGGCAACAATGGCTTCAGCGGTGAAGGTGGTTGGTTCATGTGGGTTATCTTCCTCTTCTTCCTTATGGGTTGGGGTGGCAATGGCTGGGGTGGCTTCGGCAATAACGGCCGTGGCGGTCTTGCTAACGAGATTAACAACGACAATGGTCGTGCCCTCTTGATGGATGCCATCGGTGGTAATCGTAATGCGCTCAGTAACTTGGCTACTCAGCTCAACTGTACCGAAGGTCAGATTCAGAATGCCATTTCTGCTTTGACTTCTCAGGTTCAGAGTGTAGGTAATCAGGTAGGTATGAGTGGCATGCAGACCATCAATGCTTTGCAGCAGGGTAACATGCAGATTGCTCAGCAGATTGCAAACTGCTGCTGCGAGAACCGCTTGGCTATCTGCCAGCAGACTGGTACCTTGCAGAATGCCATCAACAACGTGTCTGTAGGTCAGGAGCGTGGCTTCTCTAACGTAGCTTACGAAACCCAGCGCCAGACTTGCGATTTGCATAACGCCATTAAGGAAAGCACTCAGACCATCGTTGACGGTCAGAAGCAGGCTGAGATGCGCGAAATGCAGAACAAGATTGATTCTCTGCGTGAGGAGAACAGTACCTTCAAGGCTTCAGCAATGACTTCACAAATCGTGGGTCAGGCTGTAGCACCAATCAATCAGGTATTGGCTGGTCTGCAGAACGAGGTGGCAGGTATCAAGTGCAAGCTGCCAGAGACGGTAACTACTCCTTACAGTCCATTCACCGCGATTCCTAACTGCGTGGCTTATCAGGCAGGATTGTACGGACTGAATGCTGCCAACAATGGATTCTGGGGTTAAAGAAAGGAGGCTGCTATGTTATGGTTAAGACCTTACACTCGGGTGAATCGTAACGGTTCGGCGGCTATCGCTTCTACTGGCGTGAAGGTGAATACTGCCGATGTGGTGTTCACCTTTAAAAACCACGCCTTCGTGAATGCCAGCTACAGAGGAACGATTTTCGTAAATCTGCGTCAGGCTATTCCGACTGGAACGACTGGTACGCTGCCTATCCTTTTCGAGACCAACGGCGCAACCCAAGCCGTAACCAAATTCAATGGTGAGGCATTAACGGTTGCAGACGTGCCGGGAACTGGAGTTGTTCAGCTCTGGTTTGAGAGAGACACTAACACCCTTCAGCTGATGACGGGTATTGTTTAACAAACAGAATAGATAATAGGAGATTACATTATGTTTCAAGGTTTAAGAACAAATTCTTTATTCTATGTCCTAGACAAGGGCGAAAACCCGAACTTGCAGATTGGTCAGGTTGTTTCGGTTAGCAACCCTCAGACGAAATACCCTACCTTCAACAATGGCTTCACGCCTCAGCCTATGGAAACTGTGGTTGATGTGAAGGTGAAACTGAACGACGAGGAGGTGGATTTCAAGCAGCTACCTGCCAACGGACAGATAGCCAATGACAAGAATCTTGTGGTGAGCGACAACAAGGAAGCCATGAGTGCAGAGGTCGATACGATGCTGAGACAATCCAAGGCGATACTGGAGAGCGTAGATTACCACAAGAAAGTTGTTGATTCTTGTGAGGGAATGCTATTGCAACTCAACCCCCAGATAGCCAAGGAGAGGGAACAGACTGAGAAAATCAGCAAGCTTGAAGGCAAGGTTTCTGGCATGGAGGGCAAGCTCGACAAGATGATGGGATTGCTCCAACAGGCAATAAACAAGTAATCTCCTATCTATTCACTTTTAAAATCTTAGAATTATGATAATGGTTGAGATTACAGAAGACAAGTTCGATGGCTTGTATGAGAACGTGGAGAAGGGCTTGCGCTACTTGGATAAGGCGATGAACTGCCTGGGCGAAATGAAGCGTGAAGGCAGACGTGACCGATACGGCGAGCGCAACCGCATGCCCGATTACAGAGGTCGTGGAGGCAGAAGTGGTATGCGAGAGCATGAAGAGTACGACGACATGCGCCAACGTGAAGACAGAGACCGTGTAGAACGTGATTATCGAAGCTACGGCGACGAGTATTAACTAACTTGGGGTTTGGTAGTGAAACAGATTTCGTTACCAAACCCTTTTTAATATCAGAAAGATTATGGAAAGAAAATACAGACAATCTTTGAACGCCTACGATTATCAGCCGGAGGAAATGAGGGCTTACCTTCGCTACAATGGTTGGCACTTCAATAAGAAAATGTGTGAGTGGGCAGTAAAGCAGATGCGGAAAAACGGTAAGCCTATCCGCATGATGAGCAAGGATGATATTGAGGACATTCTGAAGAAGAATAATATCGTGCTGGAGAATAATGTGGGCTATGACGCTTGCTACATCGCGCACATGTGCTTAGCCGATTTCTACGGTTCATCCATCACAGAAGAAAAGCAGATGGCCCAGTTCATCAAAGACTACGTTGATGATGAGGATCAGCAGGACGGTTTCATCTTCAACCGCTTCTATGCAGATACATCATTCAATGGTGTGGGCATTCCTTGGGAAGAGATATTGTAGTTGATAGTTTAAAGTTTATAGTTTTGACTGAGCAAGAGATATATTTGGAAAGGTATGACTGGACAGTACATGTTATGTACGATGTCCACTCAAAGGATGCCATGAAGGTAAGAAGGCATCTTCGGGATTTGGGATGCGCCGGCATTCCTCTCGAAGATGCCTGTAATCTCGTGCTCGAAGGTGAAGCCAATAAAGGGATAACCTATTCTAATGTTGATACCAGAAAAACGGTGGTAGTAATCGGCTGGACCACTTCTAAAGCAGAATACATGAACAGCCTCAGCCACGAAATGCTCCATGTAGTTCAGCACATATCCGAGCAGTTCCTTATAAATATGTACACCGAAGAACCCTGCTATCTCTTAGGCTCCCTCTGCCAAGCCGCCGCCAGCAACAAAAGCCCCCTCTAGCCCCCGTTCCTCAGCATTTTATGCTGAGTCAAAAAAAAGAGTGAGCCTTGCGCCCACTCCTTTCTTTATTTATTCCAATCTATCCAGTTCATCAACCGCATCCATCATGATTCTGTCAATATTCTGGTTAGCGAAGTTGATGCTCTCGGTATCAGAAGACTTATCTCTGAGCTTTTTCCATCGCTTCATCTGCTTCTCTGCCAGCTCGATGATTCTAACCTTGGCAGCCTCCTTGGAGTTTTGGAAGTGATAATACTCACCGATATTCGTGATTCTCTTGTCAAGTGGAACGTTCTTCGATTTCAGGCGGTCCACGTTGGCCATGGTCTTCTCCATTTCGTCCTTGTAGTTATACCACTTGCTCTTAGTTCGCTGCAAGCTGTTCTGCTCACTAGGAGTATAAAGAAGAGAGCGAAGGAAAGGAATATCCTTGGTTTCCGTGTCGCTTCCGTGCTTGATAACACCGATAGCTCGCTCGGTAAAGGTAGCAGCGCCACCACCTATACCACCGATGTAATGATTCAGCATACTAGGGTTCGTTACCATATCCAGGAAACTGTTGCCCAGCATATCCTCATTACCCTTGGCTACATCGTTGGTCTGTGCATTCACCCATTTATTCACAGCCATATATCCGTCAGGAACACCCTTGTAGGCTCTCTGCCAAGCAGGGGAATTTTCATTCCAGTCACCACGTCTTTCGATAGGCGCGCCCTTCCAGTCGGTGTTTAACTCCCATTCCACGAAAGGAGATAGGGCAGAAGGAGAGATAGCCTTGATTGTTTCATTCAATGGCTCCTTGCCAGCCGAAGAGTTACCGAGATAGTCCATCACCGGCACAAGCTGCGACATACAGCCCACGGCATCCAAGGCAGGGTTCTTCTGTCCGCTTACATTTGGCGAGAAGGTTAAGCCAGCCGCCAAGTCGCCAAGACCATAGAAGGCTCTCAACTCAATAGCAAGCGGAATAGTAACAAACTGACCGCCGCCCTTGTAGATACAGAGATTGTTTCTTCTCACGTAGTCAGGCAGCTCGCCGTATGGGTCCTTCACTCCCTTTCTATCCTTCTCGTCCTCACTCGCAATCAGCACATTGTTACCAAGTGCAGCCAACGTACCGATGGCAAAAGGAATGGCAAGCATATTGATAGAAGTACCCACAGGATGATTCTTCAAGTTCTTCACAAGAAGATTTGTACTCTGAATACCGGCATTGAAGAACATAGAACAATGTCTCAGATAGCTAGCCGTAAATCCGTAAGCCCATCTTGCAGCCGCCTTGCTGCCAGTCATTTCTCCGTTCTTGAAACTCTTGATGGCATCACCGCTACCATGGCGGTTGAAGTTGGTAGATACCTCCTTCGCATCATAGACCGAACGGATGATAGAGCGGTTACTGTCTCGGCTCGCACAATAGGTAGCGAATCGGGCGATATTCTCAGCCACCTCATTGATGTTCGCCAGATTTCCGAAGAAGAAGTCACGAAGGGCAGCACCGCCCTTGTCAATCTTGCTTCTTTCGCTCTTCACATCTTTTTTGTACTCCTTGGTCCATTCCTGCATGTTCTTGATCTGAACCCAACCGGTTTCGCCGCCGTTCTCCATGAACTCCTTGAAATATCGCTGAACCTTGTCAGAAGTATCAAGTGTTCCGTTACGATACTTAGCAAACAAGCCCAAGCCTGTAGTTCCGCTCAAATCCTTGAAGCTGATATTCGATGCACCCTTGTATAAGCCCAACTGCGCATAGTACTTCGCCCAGAGCGCACCATATCTTGCACCCTCCTTAGAAGTAACGTTGCTCGATGCAAACTCCGCATCACGCATGATGTTTCGCATCACGAACTCAGGGTTATAAGATGTACACAACTGTGCCATCATTCTTGAGATAGAACTCAATGGTTTCATGATTCCCTTGGCGCCCGAGTTCTCCAGCAATCCATTCAGAGCCTGCGCTGCTCTAGGATTTCCGTTGATAATAAAGGTATGGGTCCTTCCGGCAATCTTCACGTCTACGATATGCTGCGATTTGTTCTCCGCTTTTTGGAACTTATAGCCAATCTTGTCTCTGCGATAAGCCTTGTATGCCATACCCTGTGATTCCTTCATCTTCATATCCTTGTTGAAGTCTGAAACAATCTGGTTGATTTCGTCGGCCGTAGCATCCTCAGGAATATCAGGGTAGCGCTCATAGACGATGTTCACCACTGGGTCCTTCTCATACCAGACGCTTGTTTCGGTAATCAGATTATTGCCCGAATTATTTCGTGCGAATCTTGCGAAAGCCTGACGGATAGCATTCATACCGCCGTTTTTGATGGCTCTGTTACCCATCGCACCAATCTGCGCCAGTACGTTTGTTTCACTCAGATACTTGTGTCCTCTCGCTCTCATGATCGTGCTTCCGATATAACTCTTCGGGTCTCCCTGCTCAGTAATGTAGCCATAAGTATCTTCTGCCGTAGCCTCATCATACTTTCTCAAAGGCACATACCAGTTGAACATATTAGATACATGACCATGCAATTCCTTGCTGATGATGCCGTTCTTGTAGTCGCTGTCAATAGAATACTGGGTAGCAGCCTTCACCTTATCCCAATAGTCCTTCACAGCTCCCTTCTTGATGCTCTCCATCTTCGCTTCTGAATCCATCACGCTAGCAATAGCCTCAGTATCATCGTAAGGATCAGAAGATTTCGCCACTTCCTGAATAGCGTGCATACCAGAATAGTCGTGTTCGCCAGCTTCGAAGTCAGCATCAAAGTGGTTTCTGATGCTCTCGTCCAACTGTCTGTAGTACTCCTTCAGGTCGATGTTGTCAGCCTTCAACTCGTTGTCAAGATACTCCTTATCGCTATAATAACTGTTTTCCAAGAAGTCGGCATCCTGCTTCTTCTGCTCGTCCATCCTCATCTTCTTCAGGAAATCACGCACAAAGAACTCTCTGTTTCGCTCCAAACCATGCTTGGTAATCATGTAGAGATTGAAGTTTCTGATCTTCTCATCATCCTTCTTGCCATCGAAAGCATCCAGCACATCGGCCATGGCCTTGTCAAGAGGCTTCATCACGTTGCGCTCAAACATCTGAGCCGCATCACTCATCGCACCCTGCATGGTGTTCTGCAGTATATAAGGATTCTCCGAAGAAGCAATATCCTCAATCTTCTTGTCAGGCACAATCGCATTCATCAGTTTCTTCAAAGAAAGCATATTGTCCATATAGCTCTCGGTGAACATATAGCCATGTTCATCAAGCGAACGGTGGTATCTGTCAAGTGCCGTGCCGGCAGATGGGGTAGTGCGGAAGTGAATCTCACCATCTGTAGCCTCATTCCACTCAGCCTTGGTAAGATTATCCATACTTCTAACCTTTCCGTCATTTCCGTAGAACATACCATCATGTGCCACAACAGCAGGCATACGCTCATGGTCGAGACGGTATTTCACCGCCTCGGCTCTCATTTTCCAATAAGGATCATTCGGATTCTTCTGCAAGTTCTTACTCAACCAGAGCAGATACTTCACATCTTTAGTATTAGGGGCAATATGATAACCGATTTCATGAAGGAAATCAGATACCTTATTCTTGATACCATTCCAGAAGCCAGCTTCGCCCTTGCCATCCTCAGCGAGTCGCGCGATACCTTCCTCAATAGCATCATAGATATTCAGAGGATTGAACTTTCTCTCCTCATCCACCAGCTTCTTCAAAGCCGCATTCTCAGGCTTATCCAAGTCGTACCATACTTCACGAAGGAACTTATCGAATCGTTCATCACCAAACAACTCTCTCATTCCCTTGTGTCCAACCACCTCATGCCAGATAGTCTTCTCGGCAGTATATCTGTCGTGGATATTAGGCATGTAAAGATGCACCTCGCCAGTCTTCTCATCATACCAACCGGTTATCTTTCTGCCATCCTCAATAGCAGCCTTAGCTGCCTTGTTGTTGATTTCATCAACCGATGAAACCATGTTCACCTTTGTGCCAGTCTTCTGAGCCACCTTTTCGATATGGTTCTCAACCGATGAAGCAGGGTAGTTGCTTTCGCCGTTATCTGTGCGGAACTTGGTGCCGCCATTCTTGCCCCATTCCTTGTAGGCATCCTTTGTCATTTTTACGTTGACGAACTTAGCCTGAGGGAACTCCTGTTCCAGTTCAGCCATCTGCTTCAAGAACTTCTCCTTTGTTTCAGGGTTCTGTCTGCCTTGCTCTACGGTAGTGATAGGCACACCAAGTTTTACAAGCTCTCTCAACTGGCTAGGGGTAACTACGTTCCAAGGGATAGCCAATCCTGTTCCTCTCAGTTGGTCGGCGATTTTCTCAGCAACCTCCTCGTCAGGCAATATTCTTACTGCCTTTCTCCATCTAGAGAGCATCACGCTTCTCTGTCTGTCCTTTGGCAGGAGGCTGTTTACTGTTCCAGAAGTCCAAGGCACCAAGCCCACAGAGTTCTTTGCGCCCTCGGCGTGATAGCCGCTAGTCTTCTCGCTCTCAGGAATCTCCCATTCAACAACCTTGATGTTGCCTCTAGCGTAAGCGCCAGAGAACTGATCGTTCATCACCGAAGTGGAAGTGTGCATGTAAGGGTTATAAGCCGCTGGCACTGGTCCTTCACCTGCCCCAGGGTTCTTATCGGTCTTCACAAGTTGGAACTTACCGTTCTTTACAAGGTCAGGTCGCTCGTCTGCGCCCATCCAAGCACCAATCTCTGTAGCATCAGTACGCTTTCCGTCAATGATAGCAGCCATAGGGGAGTAGAGCTTACCGTCCACCTCCTGCATTCCGCTATACATTCTGAAAGTCTTCTCCTTGTTGAGTCGGTCCAGTTCATCCTTGTCGGTAACTCTGTAGGCATAGCCGTTTTCCTCAATGTCATTCATGGCAATATCATCAATCTTTTCATTGAAATCATCCATGATGTCATTGAGAGCCTTATCCATCTTGCTTTTATCCGAAATCTCAAAGAGTTTATGCCAAGCGTTCTTTACGGCTTGCCACAAGGAGTTATCGCCTCGGTTGCGCAATTCGTTAACTGCGTTCATGATTCGCTCACCTAAAGAAAGGTCAAGTATCTTTCTCTGCTTTCCACCTGCCATTTCAGCAGCAAATTCATACTCATCCTTACCACCATAGTTACGTCTCTTTCCTTCCTCCCAAACAATTCTACCATCAGCCTTAGCCTTATTGTAAATATCAATAACAGTCTTTACAGCTTCAATCTGCTTAGGAGTAAGCATACCTTCTGCCTTTCCGTCCTTTACAAGGTGGATGGCACCCATAGTAGCCTGATGAATTAACTCATGCAGAATGGTATGAGCCGCCTCTTTAGGGTTTGTGTATGTTCTAGAAAGAGTATCAATAAAGAGATTAATGTTTCTTTCTGGTGTAGCTTCACCAATATTGCCTCTCTCGTCACCCTCGTCCATGCCACCAAACTCAACTCCGAGTCGCTTGGCTATATCGCGCGCCTTCTCAAAGAGTCTTCTTGTGCCTTCTTCTTTTGCTTGATTTGTCGCCTCAAAGAGTCTAGATATATCTGCAAAAGAGGCTTTAGCTCCTCTTCGCAATCCATAGCCATCTGCGAGAGCTTTGGCTCGAACTTCTCGATAGTCCATTTCTCTCCTTGCGGCAGTTTTGGCAGCTTCAAGTTCAGCTCTTTTAAGTTGCACAAGATGCGTTCTACCTGCTTTCTCTCGGTTTCCAAAAGTTCGTCCCCAGAATCTAACTTCATCTTCTAGTCCATTTAAAGTGTAAGTAATTTCAGAAGCCTTGTATCTAGAAAATTCTGAGGTATAATAGTCAAGATGTCTGTTAAACTCGGCTTTATCCTCATTCGACAAGTCCTTAGTCAACTCGTCAACTCTATCATCAAACTTCTTTTCAATCTGCGAAGATACATTTTTATCTACATCTTCCGGAATGATTCTACTATTCTTAACATCTTTTGTATCTGTTTTAGAATACTGCAAGCCTCGGTCCTCACGGAAGTGGGTACCTTCATCCTCAGAAGTACTGCGCTCCTCCTGTATCTTCACGCCCATCTTAGACAGGCGGTCCAGTACTGGCTTCAACTGCTCTGGCTTAAACTCAGCAAGCATATTGTTGCCTCTGGTTTCGAAGTTATTGCCATTAACCAGTTTCAGCAAATCTTCATCCATGAAGTACTTGCCGCCCTTCGCCTTGCTCTTCGGTACACGAAGCTCGTAGAAGTTACCACGATTGTTATCTATGCGCTTCACCTTTACTTCACCATCAGATGAAGTAACCTCGTCAATACCGCCATGCCAAGATGAAAGTTCAAACTTCTCGGTCACGCTGTTGATAGGCGCATCTGTAGTTAAGCCCTTAGGGTCGAATCTATCTGGCATCAAGATACCAGTCTTCACCTCGCCAGTATCTGTAGTATATTTCACCAACTGACCGCCCAAGCCCTGATCCTTACTGTCAACCAAAGCCTGCATCAGATTACCAGTTACAATATAGCCATTCTTGCGGCTCTCATTGCTAGTCAGTCTATCCCAGTTATCAAAGTTTTGGTTCAATACTCTGAGATGGCTGTCTCCCATACCGGCAGCCTGCTTGGTCATGCGGTCGATAGAACCGATAATATCCACCTTGTTTTCACCAGAACCCACCTTGCCGGCAATAGGGAAAGTAATCTTTCTTCTGCCATCCAATGTAGCGAAGGAAACAAAAGAGGCGTTAGGCGAGTAGTTATCAGTAATCTTGATGTCAATAAGTCTACCATAACTGTTACCGAATCCGCTCAACTCGTTAGGGTTATTCATATCCGTAGGCAGAACGAAAGTCTGGTTTGTATCGAAGGTATCAAGCACACGCTCAAACATTTCAGCCTTGGCTTTCAGGTTCTTCACCACATCGTTCAGCTTATCTTTCTCCTGCTTGTAGATGTTGTCATACTGATAGCCAGCCATCTTCTCAATCTGCTCATCGCTCATGCCCGAATCCTTCTGACCCTTCTTTGCGTCCTTGATATATTTCTCCTTCGCCTTGGTTGCAACCTTCACGGCACGCTCCTCATACTTCTGAGTCTCGTCCGCAATCTTCTGGTCGAAGTACTCCTTCACGGCAGCCTTCTTATCGGTCTTGTATTCATCCCAAGTCTTGCCGCCAGTCAAACCATCCTGCGAAGCCTTCACCTCAGAAGCCTTCATAGGTTTCTTCAAGATGGCCATGTTTACCTTTTCTATATAGGTGTTGTCTGCAAAGGCGTTATCGCCGCCCGGCTCAGCGCCCTGCTTCCAAACTTCCTTCTGGATAGTCTTAGCCTTCAGAGGAAGCTCGGTAATTTCAAGGTCATTCTCGCCCATTTCGTTGAGTCGCTGAATCTCGTTGGCGTAAAGCTCGCCAATCTCCTGCAACATCTTCTCCTGCTCAGAAACTCTCAGCAGAGCCATACGCCCAAGCAACTTGCTTGCATCGGCACCAGCTTCGCCATCACCCACACCGCCACCGCTAGCAACAAGAGTCTGTGGGTCGATTCTAGACAAATCATCGCCATTACTCTTTTCCCATCCGAATGGATCAGCCATGCGAGCATAAAGGTCAAGATGCTCTGCCATATACTCACGAACTACCTTATCGCCATATTTATTGGTAATATCGGCAACTTCCATTTCGTTGAACTTACTCTTCTGAGAAGAAGTTGTATTGGCATCAAGTGACTTCAACTTAGCCTTAAACATCATCAGCAGTCGCTGCTCGGCAGGGATAAGGGAAACCACATACTCGTATGCACCTCTAGCCACCTGACCGGTTCGGTCGATACGTCCACGCATCTGAACCTCATCGTTTACGTCGAGCTGCTGCTGCGCCACGATCATCACACGCTTCTTCTGGTCCTTATACTTGCTCGAAGCATGAAGGGAAATACCGGTTGCTGCACTCTTGTTGAGAATAAGTGCATCAATCTTGCCATCGTTAAAGTCGCGCGCGAGTTTCTTCTTGTCCGTATCAGCTCGCTTCACCTTGGTAACAGTTCCGTTGTCGTTATAAACGAACTCGGTCTGTCTACCGGTCAGCTCGCCAACCTTATAACCTGCCTTCTGCAGTTCGTTCTTGATAACATCAATAGGGGAGAGGGAAAGACCGGTACTTGTCTTCTCAATCTTCTTTTCCAGTTCGTGATAAGCCTCAACTGCCTCATCACCCAAATCAGAAAGCTTGATGTAGCCGCTTTCGCTATTATCCTTTGCGTCCTTCTGAGTATAGCGAAGTGTACCCTCCAGACCCTTCTTCAAAGATGTACCCAAGTCTGGTGCGTCCATTTCCTCGCCAAGCGCAAGGTTGCCTGTCTGCGATTCGTTGGTATTGTTCAACGCAATCACAGGCTTCATGCCCTGCTTCAAATAGTCGATGGCACGTTCTGCAGCAGACTTCGCTTTCAGAGAGAGAAGTACCTGCTGAACGGTATTGAATGCCTTGCTGGCAAATGGCTGATTCTTGATACCCAGGGCAGCCGTTCCCTTCTTGATTCCCATAGTAGACTGAATGGCAGCCAGCTCATCATTACGCTCATCAACGTAACTTGAAACATATTTCTTTTGGAAATTGATAATATCATTAAACAATCCGATGATACTGTCATACTGTTCTCGCTGCTCCTGCACTCGCTCAGGATCATCAATAGCCTTCCAGTCGATGGTTACGCCAGTCATATCTCGTTCACGGCGAATCATCTGACCGCATTGTGTTAAGGTCTGGCTCATGATTTCCTGCAAGGTTGCACCACCACGCTTTACCGCATCAATCAAGTCGGATGATTTCATACCGCCCTCGTTCATGGCAGTACGCAAAGCATAGATAGGCATGTTGTCTGGTCTCTTGGCAAAGGTAGCCGAGAAGAAGGTAACGTTCTTTGCCTTCTGAATAATGTGTTGGAAATAATTGCCCTGACCGCTATTGCCACCAGCCGTGTGGCTTTCGTCAAGGATAAGATAGGCGTTACCCATCAGTTTTTCAATAGCATCACGTCTTTTCTGTCCGCTCAGAGCAGCAGCACCGAAAGATTTACCCTTCGCAAGCTTTCTCTCCTTGCGGTTGCCGTCCTCGTCAAACTCATACACACCATTGCTTACTTGGCTGTAAGTAGTCAATACATAGTCATATTCGTCTGGCAGCTTTCCGTTCTTTTCGATGTAATCAAGCACTCGCTTCACCTCGCTCTTCGATGGCAAAGCAAATACAACTTTTCCGTCTGAGTCGGTAATGGCAGCTTCCTTGGCACTACCGAATACAAATGGTCTTAGGTCTAGGCTTCCAATATCCACCAAGTCACGGTAAACATCACTCAGCAATCCTGCTGTCTTGGTGAAATATACAGGAACCTGACCCTGTTTCTTGGCGTATCTGATAAGCGAAGCAGCCTGTCTTCCCTTACCGATACCAGTCATATCGCCGATAATGAAGGCGTTGCCCTTCTTTGCCTGCTGCAAGGCAAGGGCTACAGAGTCAACCTGCTCTGCAGCAAGATGAGAATACAAATCATCCTTATCATTATAGCCCAGTTCATCAACAAGGAACTGGTCGGCATCGCCCAGCTTTTCGAGATTCTCGTTTACTGCCTCCTGCTGATCGGCAGGCATCACGGCTTTCAGAGTGAATGGGTTTCCACTCTTAGGGGTATAGGTAACTTTCTCGGTGCTTAGTCCACGTACGGATTTGTCCACCCGCTGTAATTGTCCCCGTGGTCCGCTTCCGCTCCCGGCGTTGGCAGATTCATCAGTACTTGGCTGAGCGTCATTCCGTCCAGCACCTCCTGATCCATTTCCTCGCTGCTCATTGGTTCCAGTGGTTGGTTCTTTGCTTGGAGAAGGCTCTGTCCCTGTTCCGTCTGCTCTACTATCTCCATCAGAAAGTCCTCCATCTTGTCTTGGCTCGGTTCCTCGTTGATTTTCCAAGTCATCATGGGTTCCTGATACGGAAGTGGAGTCAAATAGGTCAGGCTCTCGCTCACCATCTGGTTTGCTTCCTCCTCGTTCTCCTGCTCGTACTCTCTCTTTAGGAGTACCAGCAGCGCCTTGTTTATCAAGTTCTGGTTGAGCACTTCTTGTTTCTCCTCCGATGGAAGAATCCATCCGTTCACCTCGTAGTATATCATCTTCAATTCGTTTATAAAGTTCGTCATAATCTTTCACGGCTTCCGCTCTAGCCTTATCCTTTACTGGTGGAAAGGCATTCTCGTCAAAGCGTCTTCCGTTTATTAATATAATGCGTGTTGGGTAGCTGGTTCCCTGCTTGGCGTAGAGACTACCATCCACATTAATCACGTCCTCCACATTATAGTGGCTATAGAGATAACCAAGGAAAGCCTTATCCTTCGGATTCAGACTTCCGTTCTTGGCGTATTCAGTCTTGCCGCCGATGATAATGGCAGCACGGCCATCGTCCTTCATGCTCTCCAAGGCATTGATAGCCATCTGTCCTTCCAAAGAAGAAATCTTATAGCCGTCATACTCCTTAGGGGTAGCACTACCGAATGGTGGGTTTGTCACCACCACGTCAACATTCTTGTCTGCAAAAGGCTGGGTTCCGTCCTGACTCGTCACGTTCTTGAAACCCTGTCTTCTCAGGTTCGCCAATCGCTGTGCATCAATATCGTTCACATGCACCTTATCCATTGGCAAGCCGATGGTAAGCATACCGTTGCCGGCACTAGGCTCCAGAGCACTATCAATTACCTTGCCGTTACCCTTCACATACATATCTGCAAGGAAAGCATAAGGGGCAGGGGTAGAGTACTGCTGCTTCATTACTCGCTCAGAATCACGCTGGTTGAGGCTAGGCTGATTCTCATAGAGTGTCTTGATGCGTTCAAACTTCACGGCATCGTTTGTAGATTCCGAAGAAGCGATACCTCTTGCTCGTTTAACAATAGCTGTTTCAGCAAGCTCCTGAAGGTCTGTGTCCTTAATATCCTTCAAGCCAACTCTCTCAGCTATCTTTCTCAGCTCAACAATACCGTTAAACTTATGCTTGAAGGCCAACTGCAGGTTCACGGAATCAATAAACTTCTTCTCTGCCAGCTTTCTTTCCTCGGCAGTCTTTGAGTCGCCCACCAGATTCTCCTGATGCTTAGGCGAAGTCTTCTCGTAGTAGTCAGCCCAATCCTTCAAACTCATGCGCTGCTCACCATCGCGATAGCGGATATTCATCATCTGCTCATAGATGGCATCCACGTCTTCCTTCTTAAAGAGCTTGGCAGCAGAGGCAAACTCCTTGCGCATTTCCTTCACCACATCTTCAAGATTGTGCATACCTCTCTTGATTCTCAGATAAGCATTCTCGGTCATGGCGCTCACCAACTTAGGCAATACCTCCAGTTGTCTAGAGTTAAGACCAATAAACGAAGCGGATATTTCATCCTTGCCGGCATTTTTGAGCATATCCCAAAGGTCATTAACCTTCTTGTTTGAAGCCGCTACTGCTGCATCGTCAGCAGTTTGCTGAGGCTTCTTTTCGGTTTTTGTTTTCTTCTCCTTCTCGAATCCTTCTGCTGCATTCTTGATTCCCTCCATAGGGTCAGCAGATGGCTCCGCTTTAGGAGTCTCTACTTTAGGCTCTGTCTTCTGCCCTCTGGTCTTGGCAAAGATACTTTCATAGATAGCACGATGCAAATCATCTGTCACCTCACCATTAAGATAATCAAGAGCCATATCCTTGGACAAATCATCCACGTCTGCCTTCATGATCTCATCCTCAGTCAGAGGATGCTCCTTCTTGAATTCCTGGGCGGCCGCCGCAATCGGGTCAAAAGTAGGGTCTGGGTTCTCTTCTTTAGGAAGGAGTGGGAGAGGTTTTTCTTTTACCTTACCGTCAACATATTCGACAACCTCATTCAGGTCACCAAACTTCTTACCATCATACTCATAGTATGAACCGGTGTATTCGCCCTTGTCGTTTGGCTCATCAACCTTAATAACCTCCTTGTCGCCATCAATCAGAATCTTTTGCTTCATGATAGGACCATTCTTTGATGGAGTCTCGGTTTCCTCGTCCGTCACTTCAATACGACTTTCGAGTTCTTTGTTTACTAAGTCGTCTGGTTCCTCTACTCTTGGTCGCTCTGGTTCTGTTCCTGCTTCTGCTGGTTCATTTCCTCCTGATGCTTCTTGTTGAGGTTCTTCATTGCCTGAAACATCATTGCTTCCTTCATTTTCTGAATGTCCTGTTCCATAATCTTGCCATTTTTTAAAGTTCAAATACTCATTAATTAACTCTTCCTTGGTAGGAGCTGCCTCAAACATATTGCCCTCGCCAGTATTTCTAGCCTTAGCGATGCGGTTGTATTCGTCAAGCAAATCTCTGAAATCAGAAACCTTGCCCTCCAAGGCTAAAGCCATCATCTGAGAGATAGAAGAGTAACGCTTAGCCGCATCCTCACCGAACATGTCTGGTGTTCTCAGCAACGTATCAACCTTATTGCCGCCCTGTCTTGCCTCATAGAGCAACTGGATAGCTTGGTCTATCTCGTCACGAAGAGAGAACTCGCCCAACTTCATGTTGTCCATTACCGAGCGGATAGCGTTGATAGCCTTATTCTTCACCGTAGAGTCGATGCCCAGCATTCTGATAGTCTCAGGCTTGAAGATTGAACCCAAAAGAAGGTTCTTCACATACTCCCTGCCTTGTGCAGAAAGTCGCTCAGGACTATCCATCATCTGTGCCACCTCGTTCTGTCCGATGATGCCTTTATCTACTAACGTCTTCACCAAGTCATTTATTGCCTTGGAATTGTTAAAGAAAGCATCAAGAGAACCATTTCCCTCAATCTCTGCAACAATCGCGCCTACCTCGTCAGAAGTCAAGGTCTTAGCCTTGGCAACCGCCTGTTCGGTATTACTCTGAGTCTTCTTCTCGTTTCGGTTGAACTTGGCGAAGGTAGCCGCATCGTATGGCAATCTCTCATCCGTCACCAATACCAAGCGAGGATGCTCGATTCCGCTCTGTTCAATCTGCTCTCTGGTAAAGCCGAAGTTCTCGGCATTCTCCAGAAGGTCGTTGATATATTCAGCGTCTGTGCCTTCCTTTGCAGCCTTCTGTCCTGCCATGGTTCTACCGTTGCCATCATAAACAATACCCTCGTCAGATACAACCGGCACATTCTCGATAGCCATACCATTATACTTCATGGCAATCTGGTCCGTATTCTGCTGAGCCGCCTTGTCGTGCTCATAGTCACGGTCATTCACGGTTCTGCCCTCAGTATCGGTAGGGAATCCCTCCGATTTCTTATAGCCATTATTCACATCGTGAGAAGGAGTAAGACTTTCAGCCGGCACAATCTCATAGTGTCCCTTAATCTTAGTCTCTCCGTCAGGCAGCATTCTTGTGCGCTTGTTGCCTACAAGTCTAGGTGCATTCACAAACTTCTGTGCAGCCACGCTGCCAGCTTCATGTGCGCCCTCAGTCTGTTCTGTCTTACCCACGGTCTCAGCCACCTTCTTGGCAGTCATAGCCTTCTTGATATTCTGAGCGTGGTCCAGCTGCTTCTTGGCAGCTTCAATAGTCTGATTCTTCAAAGTCTCCTGCTCCATGATGTCGTTAGGCTCGGCGGTATAGTCCACCTTCATCTTCTCGGCATCCTTCAAAGCATTCTCTGCTTTCTTAATCTGTCCGTCCACCACCTTCTCAGCATTCTCCCCGAAATCCTCAGTAAGAATCTCCGCACTCTGTTCAGGAGTCATACTAGCATAGTCTGGCGTAGGTCTTCCCTTGCTATCTGTAGACATAGGAACATCGGAACCATCTGCAAACTTTCGGGTCTGCTGAGGCTGCTTTACTTGTTGAACTGAGGCATCGCCTTCACTAGCATTTTCCTCTGCTTCTCCATCACTTCCACTATTGGCATTGTCGCCTTTTCGAATTTTTCCATCTGTTTCATTGTTACTAATCTCTTCATTTTTATTTTCTTTAGGTTGAACTTCCTGCTGAGGCTTTGCAGCATCCAACATAGCCTGCTCCTGTGCCGTCTGATTGTAAGGCTCAGAGTTCTTCATCTGCAATCTCTGAGTATATTCTGCAGCAAACTGGTCTAGAGGTTGATTTTGAACCAGAGTAACCTCATCTGCCTTTACATAAACCAATTCCTTGGTATTAGGGTCCAGACAGACAAGCATATCACCGCTGCCTTCCTTGGCTCTACCTGTAGTCTGGTCGAAAGCAACATCACCCGAACCAACAAGAAGTGTTCTTCCGCTGCTGTCTCGCACATACAGAGCCTGCTCGCCATTCATCGCCTGACCGTTCAAGGTTCCGTGATAGCTCCAATCAGAAATAAAGCTCTTCACGTTTTCCTCTATGGCATCAGCAGTAGCCTGCTGCATACCCTGCACTCTAGCGTTCGCATTAATATATTGGGCAAGTGGGGTTAACTCTTCTTGGGTCAATCCATTCTGAATGAGTGCATCGTAAATCTGTGCCGGTGTCAAGCCCTGCTGGTGTAATCGCTCAAAGGTTTGCTTGAACACATCGTTACTATCCATCGCTGCATCAAGGGCTTGCTCGGCGTTGCGAAGGTTGCGCAACTCATCAACTACCACGCCGCTATCCGGGTTGTCAGTTCCCAGACTATGCTCCTCGGCAACCGTCTTACCTTGGCTGGCAGACTGGTCTGCGTGTGGCCTCCAGCTAGGGAAAAGCTCATCTTCGAGTGCTCTCTTCACATGATAGAATATTCTGTTCTCCTCATCGGTACGCTTCATTGGGTCCTTGCGCATGATTTTGTCAATATCAATAACAATGCTTCCTTTTTTACCAAGAAGTTCTTTGATAGAAGCCATGAAGTTATTAGTAATACCTCTGCTTTCTGATCTGAGATAGCCAAGCAAACCGTTCTTGTCTGCATACTTTTCCCAGTCAAGATAGAGCGCACTCTTCTGGTTGCGCAACTCATTAATCAGTCTGGCATTATTCGGGTCTGTAATATCCTTATTCTCGTCATATCCGTTTTCTTTAAGGAATCTAAACGCTAGATTAGTGACAGTTCCATCATCATCTATGAACTGCATATCCTTCATCCTTGCGTAGCCCATCAGCGACATCATATCGTCATTATCACGATAAAGCTTCTGCTTGTAAAGAATAGCTCTGCGTTCATCGGCATTCTTATAAGATGTACGTGTAAGCAGCGTTCCATTCTTTGTGTATTCAAGAATCTGTTTGTTCTTCACGTCGTTTACGCTGCGGTAGCTTCTGCCCCTTGTAGTATTGAATAGCCCCATGGCCGCATTCACCTTCTCCTTGGTGCTCTGAGAAACGTCTGGGTCGTTCATAAAATCCGTATATGCCGTTTTGTATTTCGGATCTCTTGGAGCTGTCTTCGATGCACGGTCCACCTTCACGAAAGCATCCATCAGATTCTTGCCCGATGCAGAAGAAATCAATTCATTCTTCTCGTCAGGAGTCAGACGAATATCCACGGCAATAGGGGAACCGTTTGCATTCTTTCCAATCACGAAATTACCACCGCTATTATGAGTAAGATGATGCAGAATATTGCCCATCTTCACGAAGTTGCTAGGCTCGCCAGCCTTGAATGCGCCAACCATCACAACATCTTCCAACCAAGTACCAAAGGAAATATCCTTATCGCCAGTCACGTTGTCGGCAACCATCATGGTTCCAGCCTCAACTCCGAGACCGGCAGCCGTAGCACCAAACTTCTGCGCGCCATGAAGCAATCGCTCTCCAGTACTCTTTTCCATGCCGGTGATTCCGAACTTGGAAACCCAAGGAGACATGATTGCGCCCGAAACTCCAAACATTGCACCCGTTACCGCACCATGCTCAGCACCTTTCAGACCAGCCTCGCCGATAGCCTGCAGCGAAGTATCATCGCCAGTAGAAGCCTGATTCAAAGCAGCAGTCACACCCGAATATCCTGCAAGGTTCAGCGCACCTGTTGCCGTTCTGGTTCCCAATCCCGACATGATTTTCTGTGCCGTAGTCATGTTGGCCACCTTGAAAGCCATCTGTTGGGCGGTAAGCTTCTGTGCTGCCTTCATCACGCCAGCTTTCACCAGTCCGTTAGTCAGAACTCGGGTTCCTGTATTCACGGCAGCACTTGCGCCGGCACCGATTACGGCGAGCGGACCAGAATCAGCAGCCATGTTTACGGCAGTAGATGCGAATCTCGTACCGATTCCCGAGCGATAGGTTTCATCCTTGTGACCGGCAACCTTCTGAATCTCCGCATCACCATCAGCAATAGCAATACCTTCCTGCAATCTCTGTCGTGTATCTCTAGACATCACAGATGGAGCCACCACCATACCGATAATAGAGTTACTGAGGTTCTTGACAATATAGTCAAGCGCACCATGAGGCATGATTTCCTCCTGGTTGCGCATCGTCAGAGCCTTCTGAGCATAGTTCATAATCTCTGGAGTAACGTATTTGTCCATGTATTCCTCCACACTCATGTTTAGTTTCTCTGCGCTCTCGGCAATATGGCGCTGCATTCCCTTCTGCGAATAAATCTCGTTGATTTTGCTGCTCAGATTGTTCATCAGAACGTTCTGTCGGTTCACTTGCTCCTGTGTCTGTGCATCACGGAAAGCCTGTTCCTTTACTGACTGAGGCGCATAGATGCCGCCCATCTTGTCAAGGTTCTGCTGATACTGCTGACGTGTCAATTCCTGTGCCTCATTCATGGAAGAATCTACCAGTTCGAGCAGATCATTACCCAAAATACCTTTGGACTGGCCGTCATTTCTTACGAACTTGTTACCCTCCACCTCATACTGGGCGAATGCTCTAGCATCGTCCTCTCTCTGCTGCTTGGCTCTAGCCTGTTTAGCTTCAGGAGTAGAAAGCTGCTGCATCGTCTCGTTGAAATTCTTGGCAGTAGGAGTTATTCTGCTTCTGCTGATAGGGGTAGCTCTGTGCTGCTCCTGACGTGCAGACTGCTCTTGTGCTCTTTTCATGCGTGCGCGCGCATTACTAGCCTGAGCCTGCTGCAATGGAATCATTTGGTCGTTGCGCATGTGCATCAACCGCCAGTTCTGCATGTAGTCTGTACCCGAAGCAGTAGCCGTTCTAGGCTGCTGAGCCTTCTGCGGCCTTGGCTTCCGATACTGAGCTGCGACTTCCTGCGCTCTCTGCTTCATCGTCAGCTTCTTGACAGGCTGAACTGGCTTCTGCTGCCTTGGCTTCGGATTTACTGCATGAAGTCCGAGTCGCTGCGCAAACTCCTCATACGATTTACTGGAAACAGCACCATCGGCGTAAAGCGCATCATAGAGCTGCTTTCTGTTATGATAGCCCTGCTTGCCGGGCGCATACACGAACTGTCTGAAATGTTCTCTAGTTCCCGATACTGCGCCATCGGCTTTCAAGGCGTTATAAAGTTGGTCAAATTTATCTCCAGCCATATATTATATATTAATGTTTATAATCCAAGTTTCTTTGTATTCTTATAGCCGTTCTTCGACTTACCGGTAGGCTTCGGTCTGTTTCTTGCATTCCTAGCCGCATTCTGCGAAGCTGCTGCCTGACTGGTAACAGATGCGCCCTTTCTCCTTGTGGTGGTCGTTACCTCTGCGCCAGTCTTCGGATTGATGGTCTTCGTACTGGTAGAAGTAGAAGTCTCGCCCTGCGGAAGCTTGCCGTATTCACGGTAATACTCCTGTTCCCACATGGTCTTGTTAGGCTGATAGCGCATCTTGCCGTTCTTATCCTCAAACCAGTACTTGGCACCCGAGCCGCTACCACTCCTGCCTGACCGTCCACCGCCGCCACGCCCCTTATGGGTTGCGTTATACTGCTGAATAGCCAGACGCTGCCTAACCTGCTCATCCTTCACCTTGTCACGCCCCTTCTTATACTCAAAGTCACGCTTATCCTTATCCTTCTTATACTGGTCAGCTGCCGCATCCTTATCCTTTCGGTACTCAAACTTATCCTTGGCAAGCTGATTACCCTCACCACGAAGCCCCATAAGATACTCCTTATAAACCTTGTCTGCCTGTGCAGCAGCACTCTTAAGGTCGAGGTTTGACTGCTTATAGGCAGCATCCGCATCAAGGGCAGCCTGTTTCTGTCTCTGAGCCTTGCGGTTTTGATAACCCTGTTCCATCATGGCAGTAGGGTCGTTGAACACCTGCAGAGGCGCACCCTTCGAAGTGTTGATGATATTTCCCATGTGGCGAAGAGCATCGGCAAAGGCTGCAATACGCTCTCTGTTGGTAGTGATTCTGCGGTCATACTCATCAGGAGTCTCGCCCTCACGCATTCCCGGTCTGCTCTTAGGAATAATCTTGCCGAGCCAACTGTAAAAGCCGCCATCCCTCTGCTTAGGATCAGCCTCAAACTCTGGAACCTGCTGTTCCTGCGGCATCTGAAAGCCGCTCAGAGCTGTAGAAAGCGTATCATAGCGAGGTGTTCCGTCAGCATTCCAACCTGTAGAAGGCTGCGGCATTCCCTCAAAATTGCTCTGAGGCTGGGGAGTATTCTCTGCTGCATCGCCCATGTAAGGAGTCTGTACTGGTCCCAATGAAGGGTTTGCATTACCGCTTCCCTGCGGAACGAACTCTTCCTGCTTAGGCATCTGGGTGAAGTCTGTAACAGGTGCTGCGCCAGTCTGAGCAGGCTGAGCCTCAAACTTACCGGTAGCACCGCCTCCATTCCCGAAGAAGTTAACCCCCGCGGTACCGCCATTTACCCCCGCGGCACCTCCATTGCCTCCATTCATCACCTGATCATAATCGGGATATTTCGCCCTCATCAGGTCATGCACAGCCTCAGGATAGCCACCGATAGTTACCGGCTTCTTCCTAGGCTGCTGCGTATTCTGATTATTGTTTACTCCTGCCATACGCTAATTTTCGTATTTAATAGTAACCGTGTGACCTTCCTTCATAGCCTTACGTACAATCTTGACGGCTTTTTCAATCTCAATTTCCTCGGGGTTATCCTCGGTTGGATGAGTATCTTTGACAGGAGAAAACTTCTTCTCCTCTTCCTCTATAAAATCATACAGCTGAGGGTTGAATCTGTAGCCATTCGCCCAACGACGATATTCTTCGAATTCTTTTGAGGAGACTTTTCCTTCATAGACTATAACATTTGCCATCTTCCGGATCATCTTCTCAGCAGCAATACCATATTCGCAATACTCCTTAGAACCTTTGCGAACTGTTTCAACCAGCTTGGTCTTCTCCTCCAACTCCTTCTTGGTAGCCGCCAACTCCTTGCCCAAGTCGCCAATCACCTCGTCCTTTTCTTTCAGACGAATGTTCTGAATTTCAATCTTGCCAATAGTCATATCAGCAATCTTATTGCGAAATTCTTCAACAACTTTCTTATAGTCATTGTTTTCTTTTGTAAGCTTGTCAATCACCTCGTCCTTCTCTGCAATCACCTTCTCTTTGTAAGCGAGAGCACTCTCGGCACTCTTCAAAGCCTGAGCATCAATCTTGTCAACAACCTTGTCTGCAAGCTTCTTCTTCAACTTCTCATTCTCCCCAACATACTTAAGACCTAACTCGGCAAGATTCTTCTCACGAATCTTTGTAAGGCGAAGGTCCTCTGCAACGTCAGACAAAACAGCGTTCTTATCTTTCAACTGCTTCTCCAACTTGCACAAACCTAAAGAAGAATCGGAAAGTTCTTTGGCATATTTCTTTGCCAATTTTGTATTTTCAGCCAGCTTCTTCTTTAATTCATCGATTAAGTCCTCATTCTTAAAACACGTATCAAGGTTTCTGGAATTGGCTTCCATTGTGTCATGCAACAATGATTCAGTATTTTTAAGATCTTCCTTCAAATCAACATTCTCTGCAACCAACTCGCAACAACCCTTGGTCTTGCGCTTAATCTCCTCGTTCTTGTCATGGATGATGCCATTGAGTCGGGAAATCTCTTTGCCGAGACGCTTAATCTTCTTTCCCTGCTCATCCAACAAGGCATCGTTGAACTGGGAGGCTGCTACTTTTAGGGCAGGGTTTACGCCAGAATATTCCTTGATGCGGTTCTCAGAAGAACCGGGAGCCTTGGTATTCTCTTCGTACTCCTTCTTCAAACGTTTCTCACGCATATTGTAATCATGTCCGCTGATGGATATATAATAACCTCCCTTGGATAAAACACGGAAAGCTTCAAGCACAGAAGGCTTCTCATGCTCAATCCAGCCACTCTCGTCAAACTCAAATGGCTCTGTTGACTTGTGAAGACTAATCACTGCAAACTCTTTCTCCAATATCTTCTTTGCTTCTTCTAATGTCATAATCTATTTTGTTTTAATGTTTAACTTTTCTTGAACATTTCTATTGAGAAATGCACTAATTCCTCAAATGTGAAGGGAATGTTATCGGCTTCATCTTCATGAGCCATATTCCATGTTCCCTTCTTTAGTTTCGGGAGGTTCTTTATAAAAGGCTTTCTGTTTATGTAAGCAACAGCTAAACCTTTTGGTCTATGATGCCTTTCGTATTCTTTTCTACCACACAGAATAATCTTTGTTCTATTCATAATCTATAATATTTAATATTATTAACACTTCCCGAAAATTCAGGGGTGGGGAAAATCGGAAAACCGAAATCCAGAAAAAGGGGGTGGGGGGGCAGAATTTCTTTATTTGTATTATTCTACTATAATTTGCAACGGTGGTCGAAGGGGGTGGGGGTCTTGGGGTCTCCTGTTGTGCCTTGCCCACCTTGCCTGTCGCTCATCCGCTCCACCTTCTAGCTGTCTACCCAAGCCCCGACAAGCCAACTGCCTTCTTCAAGCGGTATTGGTTCTTCTCCTCGGGAGACATCATGCTCTCAGCCAAGTGGTCTGTGGCAGCAGAATGAGCGGTTTTGTCTTGTTGTGTTACAATTGTGTTACCAATTGGCTTTCCATTTGAGCCTAAAGTGTTGGTTTTCACCCCTTTAGCACCTTCGAGTTCTGACCCCAATTGGTTCACACCGAAATTGAACATAGCATTTGACGCATTTTGAGCCGCATCGCTAGTGGATTGCGCCTTCTGCTGCTCGATTTGCTGACGTTCTCTAGACAACTGCTGAGTGTTCTGAAGGTGAGCATCCTCCACATGCTGCTTGCGAGCCGTGTCCTGTGCCGCTACGTTGGCTATCGTGTCGCCCATAGCCTTGTTAGCTGCTTCCTTCGCCATCGCCACGCTTGCAGCAGTTCCACCGCCAACGGCAGCAGCGCCATCAGCCTTGCGAACGTACTCGTCCTGTACTTCCTTCGCCCTTCTCATGAGGTTTTGACCCGCTTTCGTGTCAAGGTAGTCCGTGTTGTAGTTCTTTTCGTACCAAGCCTTCTCAGCGTTCGTTCTATACGTGTTCTCCGCTTGCGCCCTTCTAGCCGCCTTCTTCGCCTTGTTTGCACCAAAGAGAGAAGACGCAACACCGCCCGCCAAGGCAGCAGCACCTAATATCCACTCCTTTTTGTCCGTGAGTACAGGACAAGAGGTCAAATGCTTTGGGATTTTTGATAATATTTCCGTCATAATTGCAATTATTTGATGTTTCGAGGGCAAATATATAATATTTGAAGTTCCGTTTTGCCGTGTTCCAACCTCGTTCAAAATCGCCCCAAATCCCACCAATTTCTTTCTCGGGGCGCAACTCACCCCTTTCCCTTCTCCCTTTTTGCCCTCTAGAGTACCAATTTTGTAAACATACGTGATTATTGTAAAGAAAAGACAAGTGGCTAATTATGAACAAGTTAGTTTCAGTTATTCCCAAGGTAGAATAAAAGTTAGATGTAAATAAAGTTCTTATTTCATAAATGAAGATTCTTTGCAAACAAAAAAGGGGGTTTGCATTAATAGGTACGCACGCACGCAAGGAGTTCGTTAGCAAAGTTTAACTAGCCGTATTCAACCTTCTTGAATGTTTTTCACCCACAATCAACGCTAAAGTCGCTCATTTCTGCCGATTTTTGCGATTTTCGGGCAGTTGGTCGGGATTTCTCCCAAATTCGTGAGTTTTGAGCCGTTTAAGAGCCATTTGCAAGCAGATTAGAGCCGATTTTGTGGGTTTTTCGTAGATTTCATGGTTTTGTGCAAGATAATGTACTCATCTAGAATTAAGGCTTTTAGAAGATGATTTAGGCGGTTTTGATTTTTCTAGTTGGAGAAATATTTTTTCCTAGTTAGGGAAATTGTTTTCTCTCCCTGTACTCTCTCTATTCTCTCTTCTCTCTTGTGTGTTCTCCTTATGGGTGAGAGTGAAGAATCCTCGGGGGAGATAAGGGGGCAGCGCCCCCACGGGCGCAAGCGCCCTCCCCATGCCCTGTGGGGCTGACGCCCTCACCACAAGCCTTGCAGCCACTTGCCGAAGGTGTACACCGAATACAGGTAGCACACCACGATGAGCAGTTGCAAGAGCCACTCAGCATACTTCACGGATGGTTTCTTATGTTCCTCCACCTTCCCGAATACATTAAAGAGATAGGCTATACAAACAAGTGAGACTGCACCGAAGGCGAGCCACATGATAATTTGGACTATAATCATTTCGCTATAATCCTTAACTCGTCAACTTGCTTGAAGAACTCCTCCAATGTATCGGCAGTATAATGGATGCCCTTGTAGCGGATAAAGCTAGCAAAACCTTCTTTGCTATCCTCCTCGAAGAGTTCAGACACCTTGCAGCCGATTATCTCTGCCATTTGTTCAAGCCTATCAATACCAAACTTTTTGCGAGCCAACATTTGGCTAAGTGATATAGGTTCAATGCCCATACCTTTAGCCAAATCTTTTTGCTGCATCCCATGTGCTTTTAAGCACTCTTTTATTCTCAATTGTACCATAATTCTATTTTTTGTGGCAAAGATAATAAAAATATAGCATATAACAATAACTATTACTTATTTTAACGCACAAATATAGTGCAAAAACCATCTTAAAGTGCAAAGTTATGTTTAAATGCTATACTTTTATGTAAAATATCGTTAATAAGCATAACTAAATTTGGAGAATATAGCATAAATACTTATCTTTGCACCCGAAATCAAGTTAGTTTGATTTTAGAGGAACGATGGCACGTTTAGAACTTCACGTTTAACTACCTCTATAAAAGTACAGATTAGTCGGGAAAGTCAGAGAGATAGAACTCTTCAAACATCAACGGAAAATGCGACCGAGTTAGTTGCCACTCTCAAAGCAACAAGACAAAGAAGTCTCAAACACTCATCACGCAAGATGTAAAAACGCTAGTCGTGTTAGACTAGAGAAACATCGAAACACGTCAACCCACGGACGTTAAACGAAGGGAGTTAGGTCACATGTAACTTGTGAACGTTGGGCGCAAACGTACACCTGCACTTTGTATGTATAACATTTTAACAACAACGACAATGGAAACAACAAAGATGTGTTTATTAGAATTGACTAAGGCTGATGCTATGGTATTAGCCAACGTAATTAGAAGAACTGCAAACGAGAATCCATTTCATTGGAAGGAAAGCAGCGTTGAGAAGACAAGAAACCTGTACGATAACGTAATCGCTCAGTTGTACGACTATAAATATTAAAGACTATGGCAAAGTTAGCAGATTATATCGCTTGTAGCCTAATTTATCACAAGGGCAACAAGTTCGAAATCGATGAAGAAAGAACCATAATGCCTTGTATATACGAGGATAGTGACGAGTATATCAAAGAGTATTGGGGAGACAACGAGTTTATCGGGAAATTCCCTGTAACGTACAAAGGAAAGGAAGTACAAGTTCTTGTGTTCAAAGACTATGAAGAGTACTTTGGAGTATTCAAAGACGAAGAAAACAAGGGCATGAAGACGTATATCGTAGTACAGGAATTCTCAGAACCCGAGGAAGAACCAAAGATTATCGCTCAATTCAATGAAAGGTGGCAAGCAGAACATTACGCTTGGCATCATGAAGGGAGACTTTGGGTGTATGAAATGAGTAAGGAATGGTAAGTAACAATGTGGGGAGATAAGGGGGCAGCGCCCCCACGGGCGCAAGCGCCCTCCCCACGCCAAACAGACAAAAGATTATGGGAAAATATTTGGTAAACACGTACAGCACTATCAGAAAAACAAACGGAGATACATTTCGGTATGAAGGTTTCACAAAAGTGCTTAGCGAGAATGTAGTAAAAATCGCAAAACAAGCTAACAAGGAAGTTGGCTACAAGTACGTAGGACGTTTCAAAGATACACACGGACGCTATTACACTAGGTATGAGCGCATGGCTGAGGAGTTATCTAACTCGGAACGTGAAGTTATCTACTTAGTAACAATAACAAAATTAAAATAAGACTATGGCAGCAATTAATTTCGTAGAATACCGCAGAATCGAAAGATATGCGGACAGAGTAACAATGGAGCCAATATGCACGGAGTACCTTAACGACAAGGAACTTGAAATGCTGAAACAAAGCCTTAAAAAGCAAGGTTACAAGTATGTTGGACGCAGCAAGGACAGATACGACAACTATTACGCGTCTTATGAGCGTAAGAGTGAGTATTCAACAGAAAGTTGTGAGATTATCATAAAAGCAATAATAACAAGATTAAAATAAACGAATATGGAAAGAACAATAACACTTTCGGGCGATGAGATATACAATATCACATCAGCTATTAACGACAGAATTATCCTTCTAGAGGATATTATCGCAAATCACGAGGATTGTCCTATGACGCACAAGCGACTGAAGGAGTTCAACGAGATTAAGGCAAAGTTAATCTATTAAATAATACGATTATGAGAAAGAACAAAACTTACGAGCAGCAGAAGAAGTTCTATGATAAGAACAACGCCTATGAGAGTTTAGGGGCATTATTCTTTGAATGGCTTACTAGCGGTTATATGACCGCAAAGCAGATGCAAGATGTGTACAGAGAAGGAACAAAGGAATGCAAGGAGTACATCTTTGAAGACTTGTTTCACCTTGTAGGACACAAAACCTTCTATCAGTTCGTTAGAATCTTCAACTTTGGCAAGAAGTAACCATGGAGCGGTCAGCGAATAGAGGAGCACATCTAGTTCAAGCCTAGAGACCGCACAAGTTTAATCAATTAATAAAGAAACAGAAATGGAAAAGAATATTTGTTTATCTTGCAGATTTGCATTCAGAAATGGCAAATGCAATCGACTTGTAGTATCTAGTATGGGTATGAATGACCGCCTTGGCAGTTACTATAAGAAAGACAATAAATGCCCTTATCATGAGGAAGGAAACGGTTGCAGAAACAGAGATTATGAGCCTATTAATTTTTATAATTCATAACAATTAAAAGAAAGGAAATTGATATGAAAGTACATCACATTGCACATTACGAGTATGGCAGCAGACCGCACTCGGAAATGAGAGAAAAGGAGTTTCCTACACGTTGGGAGGCCGAGAAGTTTTGTGAGGAATGGAGGAGAGAACATTGGTATTTTGGCGGTGCAGCATGGGCAGAAAGCATAACAGAGCCTAGACCTATAACCGCTAACGATATTCTCGCAGCCGCAGTAATTAAAAAGATTTTAAGATATTAGCAATATGATGAAGAAAATTTTAACTTTGAAAGAGTATTGGAGACTAATCAACGAGATAAGCGACTATCTCAGAGAAGACCATGACACCATTACCACAAAAATCAACGGAGTGGAATATATAGTGTATAAACGTCTAAATCCAGACTATGTGGAGTTTCTGAACAACGAAACGAAGGAAGTCACTTTTGTTGATATTATAGACGAGCCAACCGAGGTTTCAAGCCTTTTGGTTCAGTCAGCAGTAAACGAAATAAGATATAGAAAGGGTTAAGTTATGGACATCACAATTTATGTATTAATCTTCTTAGTTGGCAGTCTTACAGGCTACAGACTGAGAGCAGCAAAAGACATGGAGGACGAGTAATATGAAAAAGAGAATTAAGATAGTTTTGGTAGTGGCAACGATAGTTGCCCTACCTCTTATGGGAGCCGGAATGCAGCAGAGCAAGAGCGAGGAGAAATCTTTGCTTGTAGACTTCATCGAGTATTGCAAGACATGTGAGAACCTTAGGCAAGTTGATCCTAACAAGGACTACACCCAAGCAACACTCCATGAGCTGAAGAATGCAGCACGTTTTTACGAGGAACAGGAGAACTTTGCCGACTGCACAGATTATCAGCAGCAAGCAAAGATAGACGAGATTATCGGCAGAACTTATGCCGCTAGAGTCATTAACAAGTAAAGACTATGAGCGCAGATGATTTACAGAAGTTAAGTGACCTTCTTCTTGCTTTCAGCAACGAGGATGCCACAAAAGGAGAACGTATCGCCATATCAAGGGCGCAAGCAATCGTTTTCCGATATTATTTATCAAAGAAGTTTGGAGCAATTTAAATTATAGGAGATAAAATATATGAATACAAACAATGCAATTTATATTTTTGGTCACATGGTAGGTGTTGAGGTAGAGAATATCCAAGACGTAGTGAAGGCACAGGAAATTGGATTTTACCTTTCAGACGAGCAAGGCAATGGTTATGATTACACCATCATGAGAGAAGACGAAGAGGGAAACGAGGTGGAATGTGAGCCAACCGAGCAAGAAATCTTTGAACGTGTTTCAACCGCACTAGCAGACGGAGAGAAGGTGTACGCCTGTATGACATTGTCGCCTGATTGGGACGTACAGAGACACGCAAAGACGCATCTTACAACCAACTTCTATGTTGGGCAGCAGGTTTTCACCATGCGTAATAACAAGATAGTTGAGGAAACGATTAAACGCATCATCATTGAGAAGAACGAAGACAAGGAAGTCTGCAAGCTTTTGCTAGGTTATGATAGTACATACACCAAGGGCGTAGACGTCTTTGCCACCAAGGAAGAACTTGTAGAAAGTCTGTTGAAGGAGTAAGTTTAACCCCGAGGGAGAGAAATCTCCCTCATAAACCATTTTGAGTATGATTAATTTAGTTGTTAATAATCTGTTGGATAAAAAGGATTGGAGCAGAATCATTTTCCGCTTTCCTACATCAAGCTATACTCTGTTCAATAGCGACAGATACGAGATAGATAGTTTCTGCATCTATATTCACGGTACGTCCAGAGGAGAGTACGAGGAAACGAAAGTTCTAGACATAAGCAGTCTGATTTCCATGGAGATTAAGAAGAAGAGTTTTGAAGATATTGTAGAGGATATGTAAGCGTAGACAAGAGCACTTGTCTTGAGAAGATAAAATAGAAGTTGTTGTTGTTATATATATAGGGCGAATGCGGTATTCAAGCCGCTACAGATGGTTGCAACGTACCATCCGTCCACTAGTATTAATTTTAAAAGAAAGGATTTGATTATGAAGAAGTATGTAGTAGAAATCGTGGAGAGAATCACCTACAAGGTGGAGTATTCCGATATTACACCGGAATGCGCTGAGCGTCTTGCAAGAGAAATGTACGATAGCGGACATCTTGAAGGCACAGGCGAGTTGGAAAGTGTTTCGTTTGATGTAGAAGAGAAGGAGGGCGAGTAAGATGAAGAAACAGAAATTATTTGTGTTGATTAAGCACGGAGCAGACAACCAAGACTATTCGGGCGTTAATATTATTGGAGTATATCGCACCAAGACCGCAGCCAAGGAGCGGATGGCAGAAGAGGAGGATAATATCCTAGGTTTCTACAAGGAGGAATATCCCGATAACTATGAAGTGTCTGAAGACAAGGATGAATCATCATGGAGCTGCTCATGCAAGGATAGTATTATGTTTGATGAGTTGTTAATAACAGAAAGTGAAATGGAATCATGATAAAGAAATTTCTATTCAACGAGTTCGGCGTATGCACGAATCCTGACAAGACTGAAATCGGCAGCGGAATCCCACATATCGAAATATCCACAGCTTATGTTAGAGGAAAGTGGACGTATGGTGTGACATACATGCTAGCAGATAGAGGAGGGGCGTTTGGAACTAACCTCAGCAACACGAATTGGTTCAAGACACAGGAAGACGCCATAGAGCATGCTTTGAATTGGGTAAAGCATTGGCTTAACGTACAGATAGAGCAAGAGCGCAACCGGAATAGTTCTGTTTGTAAGAGCGCAGCTAAGATACTTAAGGAGATAGAAAATCTACTCCCGAAGAAGAGATATGTACAACTAGAATTATTTGAGATTTAAGAATATGAATAAGCAAGAATTTATCTTCGTCTTCCCTCAGTCGGGTGAGACGATAACAAAGAAAATGAATCCTTTGGCGGTGAAGGATGCAGCCGTGAAGTATCTGAAAATGCAGAACGAGGTAAGAGGAGACATCTGTATCATCAAGAACGCACATGAAGATGTTGTGGCCATGGCCTACGTGAGCGACATGATGAAGGTTTCCTTCTTCACCGAGGATGAAAGTGTGAACGACATCAAACCGATAGGAGTAATCGAGGAAGGAGGGGAGAAATGAGCGAAATCAATTTCAAGGCAAAGCTAATTGATACAGAAATGTGGTTAGATTGCAAACCTTATGCTAATAGTCAGTTCTTTTCGAGAGGAAATATTAATCCTACTATAGACACCAACACCCTCTGCCAATTTACAGGCGCACGGGATTGTAACGGATTTCCTATCTATGAGCATGATTTGCTCAGACAATACGAGGATACAGGCAGCATCTATGAAGTAGTTTGGAATCAAGGCAACACTAGTTTTAGTTTGGTCGATACAGAATACCCTGTTCTCTACCCAAATACTTTGGGGAGAATGTTGCGTAATAGGCAACTAAAAGTTATCGGCAATAAATTCGACAAGAAAGGAGGTAAGAAATGAAATTACGACAGGCGAAGAAGATACTTTGTAGAAAGAAAAACTATTTTTGGAGACCACGAATCATGGTTTATGCTTATGGCTTAGGCAAAGACCACAGAATCGCAAAGGCTATCTGTAGGGTTCGAGCCTATCAGAAGAAAGGAGGTAAGCAATGAAAGCAAGATTTGTAAAGAAGATACTTCTCGGACCCGACAAGGGTAAAAATATGTATTGGCTGAAACGAGTGATTAAAACTTCTTTTGGTTGGAAAGAAGACCACAGAGTTGTGAAAGCACTTCAAATTTATCATCGCAAGAGAAGAAGAAAGGGGGTAAGCCATGAGTAAACAGGAATGGTTCGTTCTCTTTATCTTCTTATTCACGATACTGATGGCAATATTAGGTTGAGGATATGGAAAAGGCAAGAATCATAATCTACGATGATTGGGCGATACTCGATGAGACAGAGACCTTCTTCAAGGATAAATCCTATCTTATCGGCATCGCCAAATCTACCCTTCAGCAGACGCCCGATGCGGTAATTGCTGAAGTTTGGGTAAATGACCGGCTGAAAATGAAGTTCCGCATCAATAGCAAGGGCAAGGTTCAGCAATGCAAGGTCAGTCAGCATCCAGGGTGGGGTGGCCGCAGAGAGCGAGCCGGAGCACCGAGCAAGGGCGCAGCTGCACTCATCTATAGGGTTGTGACGCATGTAAACGAAGAAACGTTTGAGTTTTGTGAATCCCTAGGACGCAACAAAGGCGCATGGCTCAGACAGGCTATAGCCGAGAAACGAGAACGTGAAGACAAGGAAAAAGCAGGGCACTAGGCTCTGCTTTTTCTGTTTCTTCTTGACTCTATCCGGATAGGAAAGTGATTTTGTATTCTGCCATCCATATTTACAAAGCAGTAGTCTATCCATTTAGTACTATAATCTCCAAGCAAAGACTTCACCGAATATCTAATTATCTTAGCCTTGCGCCTAAACCTGTAACCTTGACTTTCCCAATACGGACGAGCCTTCTTCATTTTCTTTTTAGCTTTTCTAATACTAGTCATACGCTACTCCTTTTTGTTCTTCAAAATAGAATACGATAGGCTTATTGAAAGAAGGAGTAAGCAGATCATAAGCGATACTCATACCTACTTGGAACTTTGCAGCACCTTTTAGCAAGCCTTTCGCCTGTTCCTTGATAGATTCACGGAATTGTTCTATACTCATATCCCGCTTTCTAAAGTTACAGGCTCGGCAAGAAGGCATGTAATTTTCCATACTATCCTCACCATGAGAAACGACATACTTACCTTCCTTATCACTCCAACGAGAGTAACCGCCACGATTCTTAGGAACGAAATGGTCTACTTGCATATCTTCGAACTTTATTTCTTTTCCGCAGTATGCGCAATGATGGCCGTACTTCTCCCAAACCTTGATTCTATCTTCCTTTTTCATAACTATTGTTCTATTACTTTCAAATACTTCAACTTTGCGAATCGGTATGAGTTATATGTTTTACCAAGCGTTTTATACACCTTAGATGTGAAGTACAGAATGCAGCCTGTATAATCATCAAAACCTAAGATGATATACTTTTCTTCTACATACCCTGCCACGTATGCCCCAATATCCTTACCTTTATAAAGAACTCGCTCACCTAGATGAGCATAGAAAAATTCCTCATTTGTCATACGCTACTTAAACTTAATTATAAAAAACTCTGTATCAAGCCATTTGTCGGGGCATAAGCCTTTCTTAGGTTTGCCGATGGTGATACTCTCAATCTCCTTCTCAATTCGTGGACTATCCTTGCGGTAGCCGTTGATGAATAGGACGTGGGTATATTGTTTTAACACAATTCTCTGTGCGTCAATATATTTTTTAAGTAAATCCGTTCGCCCTGCCAAAGCCGAGGCAAGATTTCGCACATCAACAATATTGCTGTTATTGTGAAATAATCGTGCTACCCAATACGGCTTTATCTCCCGATACTCTTCCGTCTTTTCGCCTGCCACAATCATATCGAACCACTGCTTACTAACAACAAGGGTCAGAACTTTCTTCTTTTCCCAATAATCGGCAGCTTCCTTCAAGTACTTATCCATTACCTTTGTCAACCTTTCCATTCTTCTCTTTCATTTTAGCGATGCGTTCATTAAAAGCATCATAGTCTTGTTTACTAATCTCAATGACACTCTGGACGATTACTGTTCCGCTAACCATATCATCCCCGAATTTCTCTTCAACACTAGTGATGATGTTCATGAGAGGATAGAACTTAATATCCTTTTCTTCGCCTTTAACACTACACGTAACCGAACTAACACTAATTTTTTCATCCTTACGCATGAAGGATGCTACTGCATAATAATATCTTTCAACCTCCATAAGCTATAAATTTTAACGATTAACTCTTTTTCTGAACTCAGCAAGGGTGATTGGATATTTTGCTTTTGTCTTGTGATAATGCCTGTAGCGGTGTATCTTCCAAAAAGAATTTACGAAGTCCTTACATTTCTTGAAGGTGCAAACACAAGTGCAATCCTTACATCTACCTGTCGAATGCGTCCAGCAGTATGCAAAAATAAGACGCTCTTTTATAAAACTTCCCATAAGCCTATTGTTTTTTTAATGTTAAGCCTATGATAGAATTAGCCAACTCAATAGCATGCTTAGGTTTGAAAAATCGCTTGTTCAAATCATCATTCAACTCGTCTGCCAATTTCCGTATGTTAGGGAGCAGATTCAGAATGCGAAGTTTGTCAGATTCGAAATTGGCAACCATAGCACAATACTTGTTACGCAATTCAATCTCTTTCCGGCTATTATCCTCTTCCAAGTCCCTTGTCTTCTTCTTATATTCCTCTTCCAAGTCCTTTGTCTTCTTTTCGTACACCTTCTTGAGGTCAGCTTTCTTTCCGTTGTACTCGTTGTCAAGCTTATTCTTCTTGTCGCCATAGGCTTGTTTTTCCATATTCCTATCATGAATGCTACGATTAACCTCATCTTGCATAGCCTGTTCAACCTTCAAGCGAACGTCCTCGAAGTTAATATAAGACTCGGATGATTCGATGGTTTTTCTTTGAGGCTCGTCATCCTCATTGTCATCCCACAATGTGCGAGGTTTATTAAAAAGCAAAGTGGTCTCCTTACGAAGAATAACCTTTGAACCGCTTTTCAAGGACTCATTCAACTTTTTGAGTTCCTTGACCTGCTCTTCCAACTCTGAGTTGCGCTTACGTATAGCATCATACTCAGATAAATCTACATTTACTACTGCCATAATCTACAACTTTTCTAATTCTTCCAGTAAGTCATTAATTCTCTTCTCGATATTGGCGATAACCATCGCTCTCAGTCCTTTGATAACATCATTATCGAGAAGGTAATCTATGTTACGAATACGTCCGTGGTCGCTGTTTTCTTCAAGATTAACTCTTAAATACACAGACGGAAAATGTACAAACCTTAAAAGTTGTCTTTCGCTATCAAGTTTATCCTTCAACTCAATAGCTTTCTTTAAATCTTCTTCTTTCATACGCTATAAATTTTAGTTCAACGACTTCTTTTTACATTTCTCAAATGCTGCCTGTTTCTTCTGCATTATCTTGATGATGGTGTTTTGTACCTTCTCAAGAACAAACTTAGGAGTTTCACCATCACGAATGAAGATAGGATGCACACCTATGTGGTGGGTTTTATAGAACAACTCATCATCTTCACCTTGAAGTTTGATGTAGATTCTGAATGAAGGCAGAAATAAGTCACTATGACCTTTCTTTCCGGCATTCTTAGGAGTAACGTACTTGATATTGTTTCCATCAAGGAACTCCTTTACTCTGTTTAATTTTGTTTCATTCTTCATAACTTTCAATATTATAATTTTCTTTCAATGTAGGTTCCACAAATGAACACAGAAGAGTTTAACAGAAGAATCCATCAGGAATTCCTCCAAAACTCATGTCCTTCTGTATCACCTTTTCATTTTGCTTGCCGTAGATAAGATGTCTGAATCCATCAGAAACCATTCTATCGGTAATTGAGTAAGAACATGCAAGGACTATGAAACCGAGCGTACCAACCACAAAGTCGGCTTTCTTCTTGCCAGTCCTCTTTAATGTCCTTTTCGTTTCTTCTTCGTTTCTAACATCAAAGGAGTGCTTTTCTGCAAGAGTGGAACTTATTTTCCCTTCTCCTATCAGTTTCTTCTTCAACTTAGAAACAGCACCACTACTCATATTGATCGCCTTTTTAAACTGCCCTATCGTGATAGCCTTACCTTTGGCACCGACTTTTCCATCATCAGATGCTTTCATGCAACAGTCCTTGTGCTCGGCAGCACAAATCGGATAGACAAAAAGTTTCTCGTTTATGAGATTGTAGAGTTCCTTCATCGTGTACTCCTTCACTTCAAACTTACAGACCATTGCTCCATGATACTCTTTGTTCTTCCGAGTCCACTTTGTTGTATGGTCACGGAAAGAGGAGACAACAACCTTGTTGCCATCTATGGTAAACAGGTCGCTATCTTTCATGTCTTGAATAAGTCTTTGAGCTTTTGGTCTTCCAATACGTAATCCTTTGCGCAATTTGTATTCTGTTACGTTCCAAATCACGGAATTGCTATGCTGCATTTTGAACCATATTGCCAGCGCAAGAAGTTCCTTCATGCTCTTGCTCGAAGAGTATGTCTTAAGAAGTTCTATGGTGACGTTTATGTACTGCATAGCAAACAAAAATTGGGGAAAGAAAAAACCGCACCTCTTCTATCGGTTTAATCAATCCCCTATATTGTAATACCTGTTGAAAGTATTGAAGTTTCACAAATGTTGTATCAACAAGATAGAGGTGAGAATCCTGTATTGACGAGTGCAAAAGTAAGAAAAGTATTTGAGACCGCCAAATTTCAACTTTTGCAAAATATAGTTAAAAAGTAATGAAAAATTTGTGTTATAAAAATGTTATCACTATCTTTGCACCCGAAAGATAAGTGGCTGATATAGACAGTTTTGTGAGAAATTGGTTGTGACCCCAACGGAATCACTATAATAAGCAAAATGAAACTTATTTGTACAAAATAGCGTGAGAGAACAATAGTAGTAAGTTGCTTTTTCAT